GCAGATATTCAGATAGTCGATGAATACAATATCAGGCACGAACTTCTTCTTCAGTTTTAGTTCATTCATCAGTGCACGGAAGTGACCCGAGTGTGCCTGTGATGTAGGATACTCCTTGATCACCAGAGTGCCTTGTGTTTTCTCAGCAATCTTTTCTACCTTGCCAATGAACATATCTTTGGACAGTGTAGAGATCTGATCGAGTGACACGTCTAGCAGGTTGGCGTCGATACGTTCAGCGATACGCTCCTCTGCCATCTCCATAGTCACATACAACACGTTCTTGCCTTGCGCCAACGCTGAGGCAGCACAGTGACACATGAACAGCGACTTACCCACACCTGTACCAGCAAGGATAATATTCAGCGACTTGTTGGGCAATCCACCATTCGTGACTTTGTTTAGATAGTCAAGGTCAAATGGGATACGCTCCTCGACAGTGTGATAGAAGTCATACCGACTCTCAACGTCCTGCAAGTAATCGTGACCGATGTTGGTGTCAAAGGTAACAGCAAGTGCCTTGGATAAAATATCAGGCAGTGCGTTCTTGGTTAGAGTCTTGTGCTTACCATCAATGATAGAGATAGACTCCATGACTGCATTGAACAGAGCACGGTCTTGACACCACTTTTCGGTATTATTTACTAACCAGTCAATGTCAGTGTCAGCATCCTTGCGGAACAGATCAGGCAGGATATCCATGGCATGCCTGAATGCTTCCTCAGAGAACGTCTCCTCGCTCTCCTGTAGCGATACCTTGAATGCATCTATAGAAGGGATACCATTATACTTTGCCACATACTTGGCGAACTCTTTGAACAGCTGTTGACCCACTCCCTCAAAGTATTTGGGGTCCATGAATGGGACAACCTTGCGCATGTAGTCCTCGTTAGTAAAGAACGAACGCAGTATCATATTTTGCATATCACTGTTCAACAGTTATTTCCTCCGAAACTTCTTTGATCAATTTACCATCCTCATCCCTCATCTCAACAGCACCATTCAACCAGCACTCATGCATGTGATTGGCAATGCACCCAGTGAGATAATTTAAGAAGTGAGTATGGTCTTCAGGTTCATCAGCGTCTTCAGGTATAGACAGAGGTTCCCAATCAAACTGAATGTCCTCTCCCTCTGTAATGATATCGCTCACTCGAACCAAGAAGTCTTTGTATGGATCTTGTAACAATAACATGGTCCATGCTGTATCGCTCTGGTCGCTGTCTACCATCGGGTCAGGTAGAATAAGATAATGCTCATGCTCTGCTGCATCAACATATTCGTATTCTTCAGTCCCTACAATAGTGATCGCGTCCAGTTTAGGATTATGTTCTATGATATTGTCAAGGATTTTATCTGTATCAGACATCAATAAACTCTCGGTTCTTAATGTGTTGCTCGGCAATCTCATCTTTAGATTGTCCGTGGTATTCTACACCGATGTGCTTCTCGATCATCATAGCATTGACGCTGCGATATGAGTCAGTCTCACCGTCGTAGATCATAAACTCACCAAGGATGCGACCGAACTTACCACGACCATCCTTCTTGGTGCGAATGATACCTGTCTTACCCAGTGCGTTCTTCAGGTAGTTCTTGGCATACATTCCATATTTCTTTTCTTCTTTGTCACGAGTGCGCGACTCAGGCGTGTCGATACCATACAGTCGGATACGTTGGTCCCGCAAGACTACATCAAATCCCAGATCAATATCAACATCAACTGTATCACCGTCAACTACCTTGACAATCTTACATTGATACTCAAACATTTACACTCCTTATCAGTTCTAAACCCTTGTTGTAGTTTTTATTATCTGCCTTGGCGTTCAAACTCTTCCAAGGGTTTTTCTTTGGTGGCCAACAGCAATCCGTGCATGCTGCCAGCGGAGCATCCCTCTCCACGTATGTTTTTACTTCTTCTGCGTCGTTCCACTCGCATAAATCGGACCTGTCATTCATAGCAACAACACAACGATACAGTCCTTCTTCAGTAATGGTAAGGCAGTTATCTTTTACATAACATATGTTCCAGTTTTTCTCTGGCGTTGTACCCATAACCTCAACCATCTTTGACGGTTCTTTCAGATGTAGAAAATAATCCTGATGCCAATACTCAACCGACTGTAACTTTTTATGTAACCCTGACTCGATAATATCATTTTCTATGGGCATGCCAGGATATACAGAAAACACAACACGATCAACCTTGAGTAGACTGTTTACCACCTCGTCGGTCAAGTTCAGTCCGTTGGTGATCACTGTTAACTTCTGATGCGTAGTGTGTTCATTCCTTATATAATCTATAATCTCAGAAAATTGTTTGTGGAGAGTGGGTTCACCACCAACTATTTTTATTTCCTCAAATGTCAGGCAAAGTTTCTTGATCTTATCGAAGATCCTATTGATCTCCCACATATCCATGTGGTGTATAGTCGCCTTACCATTCCAATCAAGAACACTACACTTTTGACAGTGCAGGTTGCAAGCATTATTAATGTATAGATCGTAACTGCCCTGAAGTATCAATCTTCTAAATCCAACTCTAGTTCTTCAATCTCACCGCCAATCTGATAGGACTTCCTCACGAACTCTTTGAAGTCAGATTCGGTAAGGATCGACTCCCAGAAAGTATCTGCTCTTGTGTCTTTCTCTCTGACCTTGTTGCCAACGAGTTGTCCAGTGCTCTTATCAACAAGTTGATACCACCCGTTGCTAGGTTTAATGACATACCCACCAGCAAGAGCAACATCCAAAAGACCAGAGTAACGCTCAATACCACCTTCCCAACTAACAGAGACAGGAACTTTCGACTTCTCTCTAACATAACGCGACTTCTCCACGTTGATTATGAAATCGTAACCAGTGACTTCAGTACCAGTCTTGTTCTGGCGACGACCAATGATCCACACATTATCAGCAGAGTACATAATACCTGTGCCGCCCGATACAATATCTTTGGGGAACAGACCAATCTCTTTGTATGTGTGATTGATAGCAAGCATCGGGATATCTTTCATAGTCAGATATGGTGTAACCATACGGAACAGACCCTTCAATGCTTTCGCTCTTGACATATCTGCGACTGACTTCTCATTGATAGCATCCTCAAGTTCTTTCTTTGATGCTAGATTACCGATAGAGTCAATCACGATTACTACATCGTCGGTTGCCTCAAGTGCCTCCAACTGAGAAATCAAGTCAAACTTCAACTCCTCGACGTTAGCGATAGGAGTGTGTAATACACGATCAGTGTCGATACCGAACGTCTTGAAGTATGCTTGGGGTGAACCAAACTCTGAATCATAGAATAACACGACTGACTCGGGTTTCGCTTTCTGATATGCTGCTGCCATCAACAAAGCGAACGAAGTCTTGAAGTGTTTACTTGGTCCAGCGAGCACAGTCAATCCAGAGGACAAACCACCATCAATGTCGCCACTCAAAGCAACGTTGACCATCGGTACACCTGTGTCAATCAATGGTCGCTCTACGAAGAACTTAGAATCAGACAGCGTTTCCGCTGCCTTAATCTTGCTGTTCTTCTTTAATTTATCCATCACGCTCATAATATAATCTCCTTTATGGAATCCAAATTGCATCCATGGTTATTCTATTCGTGTTCTTAAATTCTGATTTGGCAGGGAACTCATCAGTGCTTCTAAAAGGTTTGTACCCACAATCACGAAGAATTTTTGTCGCTTTTAAATATGATTTTGGATAGATTGATCTCTCTACAATTATGACAGGGTTGAATTCTGTTACGGTTTCAAGGGCACCTTCTAGAGCATTGGGTTCATGCCCCTCCAAGTCTAAATGTAATAGGTCTAACTCAGTCAAATTTAAATCATCAAGGCGAACTGTTTCTACATTTCCATTGCTATCCTTAATCAGTCTAATAGACCCCCGATTGTCATTCTGGACTCTTTCCAATGAGTAATTGTCAGTTGAGGCAGTATTACTCAGTGCACGTTGATCTAAGATATATTTGTCGCCATCGCAATTTAACTGTAAACAGTCAAAGCAAGCAGGGTCTGGTTCAAAGGAGTAAACTGTGTTAAAGTATTCGCCATAAAATCTTGGGTACATACCACAATTACCGCCAGCGGAAACAACAGTTCCAAAGTTACTGACCTTCGCCATCCAAGCAGGTGAGTGTTTACGCCAATCTTTAAGCATACCACCCCAACCATCATAATCAACAGAAAGCCAATGAAGTCCTGCTATGCCCTCAACATCCTCACTCAGTTCTCCATTACCATCAGCGTATTTGTTAAAATTACGAAACTCTACATGTTTCATGCTGCATCCTCGTCGAACATATCTAGTTCTATTTGTCCTGTTGTATCCAGGACATCCTCTTCTGTGATAATGTTAACATCGTCTGCTTTAAAGGTTACATTGGCAACCTTCTCGCGTTCATCCAAATCATACTCCGAACGCATATCGTTATTGAGAGAAAGCACTTCCTCCATCAAACTCATTTTATTGGTGTAATTTACCAATGCCGAGATATCTTTCGGGAAGCATGCACCGCCAAATCCTTTCTTACCATCAGGACCAGGAACACGCCAGTGCGAACTACCAAGTCTTGGTTCATCTGATAGAGAACGCAACACCTGTAACGGATTGATACCATGCTCTACCTCGTCTCCCATAGCATCGACCAATTGATTTAAGAAAGTCACTTTCATTGCCAAGAAACTGTTGATTGCATATTTTATGAATGATGCCTCCATGGGATGAACCACATGCACTGTTGCATCTTTCTTCATCTTACAGAAAGTGTTGTTTGCTAAGAACTCCATGTATTGCCCCACGGTTGATTGCATGCCACCGAACACAAGATAGGTAGGATTACAATACTCAAAGTCAGCATTTTTCTCAGTCAAAAACTCCGGAGCATAGATGAAGCGATGCGCTGCTTCCGCTTGTTCTACTGCTCGAATGATCTTACCGATGATATCAGGCGTAACAGTTGACTTCAGAATCACTGCTGATTTAGTCAGTCGGATCAACTTCAAGACAGCATCAACAGTGTCAGCAGCATCAATGCGACCGTTACCAAGGACTGGTGTTGGTGTACACACATATGTGAGAACTGGTTTCGCCTCAATTAGTTGATCAATATTGGTTTTGTATATTGGATCTACCAGGAACCGTTCAAGTTCAGGGTGCAGTGCTCGTTCAACTGCCTTGCCCACGAAACCATGACCGACAATACCGAATACAGGTTTTTCCTTAAAGTATTCTGGGTCGGTAGGGAACAGCATCTGCTGCTCTTGCTGTTGCTCTTGCTGTTGCTGTTCACGGATCGCATCTGCTTCGGCAAGCAATCGTTGTTGTTCTTCAGTCAGTGGCATTATTTATCTCCTCAATAACAATACACATATTGTACTATAATTCGTTTCATATGTCAAGCATTATCTCAACGTTGACACCGCTCTTCTTAAGGAACTCTAGTCCTGATCCAACGCTGGCGTCGTAAGACTTAGCGACATACACTTCTTTGATGCCAGACTGATAAATCAGTTTGGCGCACTCGATACATGGGGTGTGAGTACAGAACAGGGCAGCACCCTCGCTACTCTCACTGCTCCTCGCTATCTTTGCGATTGCGTTCTCCTCAGCATGGATTACTTCAGGTTTGGTGCGATAGGACAGATCTGGTTCCCAGTCGCCCTCAGACCACTCAGGTGCCTCACACTCGTTATCCCAACCAGTAGGGGTTCCATTGTATCCTATGCTGATAATACGTTCGTCCTTGACCACTATGGCGCCGACCTTGAGTTTCTTTGCGTGACTCAGGTTAGCAAAGGTGTGTGCAACTTCCATGAATGCTTTCTTAAACTTCTGCTTCATATTCTGGTCCTGTCGTAATCTATAGTATTTGTTGCCCCGTGAAATATTTTTTCTTTGGCGGCAATATATTCCCAAGCAAGGCTGTATCTTGTCCCTTTGGACTTATTTATGTAACAACCATGAATTAAATTCGGATGAAAGAAAACAGCATATGGTGCTTTCCTTTCTAGGTCAACAATGTTATCCAAACTATCCTCATCTATCCAGTACAGATCTTTTACAGCACCGTCAGGTTTATTGTGTTGTTGTATACCTGTCATGTGAGATTTAGGGACTACTCGTAAACATCCATTTTCTTTGGTGGTGTCCTGTAAGTAAACAGCGCATGATATCATGTTGTTGTTACGCTCACGAATGTAGTAATTGTCTTGATGCATTAACGTAGATCTAGCATTAGGTTGCATTGGGAAAAATTTGCTGATATACACATCTAGGGTGTATGGTAGAATCTCTCTCGCTGCCTCTGTTAGTTTAGGATGACTGGCAAGGGAGAGGAACTCAGGAACTCTAGCACAAGCACCTCGCATTTTTTGCATAGTATCGTTTTCATTGTACGCCCAGTCATATCCTTTGGGGTTAGCAACTAGTGTGTCGCAGACATCTAATAACTTGGAATGGGTTTCATCATCGAGGAAATCGTCAATGATAAAGTACCCTTCTTGATCATACTGCTCTCTTATTTGACTTGTATTAACCAACTCGTATCCCTGAATATTGCACTTGGTTTACCCAGCACTTTATGTACTGCTTCTGTAACACCAAACTCTGGATCAGGTATCATGTAATCATGACCTCCAATATATCCACCGTCTTTTACTTTTGGTAGATATAATTCTATATCTTTCTTCACTGATTCATAGTCATGCGCACCATCAATGTAAACGAAGTCATAACCTTTGTCTTCAAATTTATCAACACAGTTGTAACTGTAATCTGAATGATGAGTAATGTAGTCCCAATGCCTTGTATTCATTTCAAACTCTGACTTCAATTCATTATAGAACTCATTGTCCCATGGTGTCCATGGATCTATAGTTTCGATGTTGTTGAAGAAACCAGACATAGCAAATATGGAGGTTGACTCTCCTGCCCAAGTACCTATTTCTATCATGCTTAATTTCTGGTTTTTATTTTTGGCAACAGCATTACACAGTTTGGTAATACCATGAAACAAATAGTTGCCGTGATAGTTTAACTTGGACAACCACCAAGCAGGTGGGTTATATCGCATAGAGTTAACATTGCGATCATCTCCTGCTTCATAAGGTAGTTTTGACATTATGAGTCTAGAATCTTATCAACACCTTCTACCATCTCAAGTGCATGGACATACTTGTCGACCTGTTCTTCGACTGCACTAACAAGATCGGGGTGTTCACCGATACCCACTGCTTTTTCGTACACATCAATATTGACTAGTGCTTCTTCCATCACTGCTAGATGCTTTGCTCTTACTGCTTTCAATAGTTTTTCTTTCATTAAAACTGCTCCGCTTCAGTTGAACCTGACAAGGCAGCGGTAGAACTACCAAGTGCCTCGGTGATCACATCAAAATATCCAACGCCCACTTCGCGCTGGTGTTTGGTGCTAGTGTATCCAAACTGCTCGGCGGCGAACTCCTCCTCCTGTAACCAAGAGTATGCCAGCATGCCATGCTTCTTATACGAACGGGCAAACTGAAACACTGCGTTATTCGTAGCATGGAAACCAGCGAGAGTGATAAACTGAAACTTGAATCCCATCTTGCCTAACTCCCACTGGAAGTCAGAAAGTTCTTGATCTCCTGGGATACTCTTGCGCCAGTTGAATGAAGGCGAACAGTTGTACGCGAGCATCGCGTCAGGGAAAGCACCCTTTACTGAATCAGCGAAACGCCTGGCTTCTTTGAGACACGGTTTTGAGGTTTCGCACCAGACGAGGTCTGCATATTCTGCGTATCGTTGTCCTCGTTCGCATCCGAACTCGAGTCCTCGTCCTTCTTGGATGGAGTAGAATCCTTCTGGGGAACGATCTCCGGTGAGGAACTTACGGTCAAGATCGTCGACATCGGTCGCAAGGAACTTGGCAGATTCTGCGTCCGTTCTAGCAATAATAACAGTGTCGGTCCCAGCAACATCACTAGCGAGACGAGCAGCATTAAGATTACGAATCGCTTGGGAGGTTGGGATGAGGACTTTTCCTCCGAGGTGTCCGCACTTTTTTTCTGAGGAGACTTGGTCTTCAAAGTGGACGGCTGCTGCGCCTGCCTCAATAAGATTTCGTGCCAGTTCGTAAGCATTTAAAACTCCTCCGAATCCTGCTTCCGCATCCGCGATGATAGGAGCGAACGGAAACCCTTCGCCACCCTCAGATACAGAGATTTGATCTTGGCGGCGAAAACTATTATTGATATTCCTAACAACGTCAGGAACAGAGTTAACAGGGTATAGACTCTGGTCAGGATAAGTTTCCAGCGCACTATTAGACGACGCTGCGACTTGCCATCCCGATAAGTATATTGCATGGATACCAGCCTTGACATGTTGTACTGCCTGTTGACCGTTGTATGCTCCGAACGTATTTATATATGGTTGCGTAGCGAACAACTTACGGAGATTGTT